TTTTTAAAATCCGAAACTAATCTTCGCAAGGGGGCAAAAAGCACCCGAAAACAAGATAAAAACAAGATAAAACAAGTATAAAACAAGCGCGCGCGCGCGTACGTAAATATATATATATACGTATATTAATTAATATATATATAGAGAAATGTAGTATTTAATTCACATAAAAACAAAATTTGTATTGACTTTTTATTTTTTTTATGTTATAGTTTGTATGTAAAAAAACAAAATGGAGGTGAAAGGCATGAAATACGAAGAAGGAGAAAATGGTAAAGTATTGGTTTTTGAAGAAAGTGATTTAGACAATTTGAATTTTACGAAACACTGGGACATAAAGGAAGACGAACGCGACAAAAAATACACAGAAACAGATTTATATAAAAGCATGGAGGAAATCATAAAAAACGAAAATATTGATGTAGAAGAAACTATTAAAGGGAATGATTATAAAAATAATCCAATCGAATTTCTTATTAAAGAATTGTTTTGGAAGCATAAATATATGCCAGAAATCGAAGAAGATATAGCAAACACAGTCAGAAAGATATGGCAATCGATAAAAAGTGGGAAAACACTTCAGGAAGCACAAAAGATAAACAATTGGCTAACTGACAATTGGCATACAAACAATCTTATATCGGAAATGGAGAAACTAAACAAAAGAGGAGAATTAGATCCTGAAAAAGATAAGCAGACAATAAAAAAAGAAATCGAAGCATTACGAGCAACGATTTCTGAAGGATAATTTCATGGAAATTAGTTATAAGAATTTGTAGCCATTCCTTATAACTAATTACATAATAAAAAAACTCTAAACGATACAAATGACATAGGTTTTAAAGAAAAGGGGTTGTACCCCTTTTTTTAATAGCAATAGCTTTAAATAAATTCTATGACGTCTAGAATCAAAAATAAGAGCATTTTAATATAAAGGCTAACAAATTATATGTATAAAAAAAGAAACGCTGTAAAAAGCGTTTCCTTTGTGTTTTAGACAATGGTTTTAAAGGAAAGGGTTAATAAACCCTATTAGACAATTAGCCATGGCTATTTGTCGCGTAGCGAAGAAAAGGCACTGGTGCCCTAGACCAACATCCCATCTAACCGATTAAATTCTTTATAAACGCTAAAATTATCAAAAGTAAAATTCAAATTACAATCAAGATATTCTGCGTCCGCGTCAAACTTTGTCAATGTTCCTCCATCTAAGTTGCAACTAGTCAAAAATACTATATATTTTCCTGCTGCTGATGTCGGATCATTTATGGTTACCTGTATATCGAAATATACATCTTCTCCTGTATTTTTATAATTCTCCAATAGCTTAGCAAACATTGACGTATTGAAATGAAATGTCGCTGAGCCTGTGCCATTCCAACCTACAGCTTTATGCCCTTTGCCTGTTTGCCCTAATATTGGTACTTCTGTTTTTGTTTTTTCTATATTTGCCTCTAGATTTATAGCCTGCATAAAGTTGTACCTGTTCCTATTGATTGTTACATAACATTCTGCCAACGGTGCTGCTATTGAATCCTTTGCTAACATCTTTTGTGCCATATTTTATTCTTCCACCTCCTGTTAAGATATTAAGATATTTTGCAGGCATTTAATGCCTTTTCTTTTTATCAATATAGTACTAGCCTTAATTATATACCACAACACTTGGCTAGTACTAAGAGATTCTACAAGTCATATATAACTGCGTCATGCAATTTATCGGCGTTATTACATCATTAACTACTACTGACCGCTTTGTGTCTCCTTCGCTTACCGTTATATCGTTACTTGAAAAATTCTCTATCGCTCTTACTCCCTGTAACCGTTCATGATATTTCACCAACTCATTCCATAACGCTGCTCGCCCGCTTTCGTCATTCGGTATTTTGCCCAAAAACTGAGTATTAAATATTACCGCTATATCATTTCCTATTTGATCTATTACTCTTATCGTTTGATTCTCTTTAAAATCTTCGCCCTTATCTTCTGTGAATGTTGTCAGTGTGTTTATGTCTTCAAGTACTCTTACTTCATCGCCGACTTTATGAAACATAAACTTGCCACTATCTAATCCTTCTTCAAGTTGCGCCTGTGTATAACTTACATTGATATCATATTCACCATCATATTTGATATTTGTATTCGATTTGTTTACTGCACAACCTGCTTCCGCTCCTACAACCCAATAAACTAAAAAGGCATTGCTACTGCTAACTGGGCTATTCTCAACTGATATTACCCCCTCGTAATTTGCACTTTCATACTTATGCAATACACATTGAAATTTAATCCCTAAACTCTCTCTCATCCTTTCTGTAAAAATGGCAAATAAAGCTTTAACTGCTGAATCTGTTCCTGCATATCCTATCGTATTAAATGAAAATGGTTCTATTGCTGTCAAAAATGTTACATAGTCACTACTTGTCACTGTCGCATTTGTTCCGCCGCTCAAATTAATAGTCCCTGCTGTCAAACTTACTTCTTCTATCCAATCAACAAAATCATTCGCCGTTAAATCGTCTGTCGACGCTGTAGCACCGCTTACTTCTTGACTATCAACTAAAACATCATCAAGAAAAGTCTTGACGGTGTATCCTGTTGCCGTTTCGCCAGATATTATCGCAGTAGTAACAACTTTTAATTTGTTCCCTCTTGTTCCTGCATACTTAGCCATTGCTATCGTAGAGGTGGCTTTTACACCTTGCCCTAAACGATAATAATATAATGTCCTAGCATGTTTAAATATCTCTCTTAGCGGCTTCATCTCTTCTGCCCCGTAATCATATCCAAACAAGACTAATGATTTGTTCTCGACTTCTTCTTGCTCTACCTTTTTAACTTCTCCTTCTATCCCCCAATCTAATAAAAGCGGCATAGCAACAATTCCACGTTCGCTTAATACCTCTACTGCTCTACTGGCTGAAACAAAATTTATATAACTGCCTGGTAATTTCTTCTCACCTACAGTTATAAATGTGCCACCACCTAATCCCATCTATTTCCCACTCCTATATTAATTTGATGTTCCTCCATCATATCTATTATGTCAGGTTTGTTTTGCAAAATCAAGTTGTATCTCACCCTAAAATGTAATATGTTTTTTATAATATCCATATTCATTTTTGTCCCTCTTATTAAATCTTTGTCAGGGTCTATTGACCCTTTTCTTTTAAAACCCTTAATGGTTATATATTCTAAAATGTCGTATAACTCACTGCCACGATCCATACAGTCTTTGTATCCTTCTCCAAAATAAATGACGTCAAATATGGTTTCAAACATATATCTTGGTTTTAATATCATTCGTATATCACTTGAGATTAAATTTATCATAAAACAAGGCATTTGTAGCCCTTGTTCAACTTCTTCGACGTATATATCGTATAGCCCTTCATAAAAGCTGTATATTTTTTGACTTATTCCATTTATTATCTCTTTTATCAACATCTCTTATATTTACCCCCTTGCCCCTATTGGGGCTTTTCTTTGCTACGCAACCTTTAGCCATGACTATTGACGCATCGCGTTAAAAAGGGTTAATAAACCCTTCTATCTCTCTTTTTAATTCTTTTTTTAATATCTCCTCTGCATTTTGTACACCTTTCGTCAACATGAAGAATCCACGGACCCAAGTTCCTGAGCGTGAAAAATGCCCAAATTCTACAAATTTAGAATAATAAGTTTTGTTATATACCACCAATGTAGCACCCGATAACCCATGTAAAACTTCAAAATTCCAAGAGGATTTAAGGAGACCAGTTTTAACAGGGGTAAAAGATTTAATAATCGGGATCAACTGGGAGGCGGTGGAATTCAAAGCGGAATGTAAAGCGGAATGGACTTTATTTTTATCGATACGAGCGAGGGCGGCACGGAATTTTTTAAAATCATCGAAATTAGAAGAGATACGCAAAACGCAACACTCCTTTATGAGAGATTATCCAAACGGACAAGTTCTATTTCTTGATGGGAGGAATAGACTGCGGGGGCGCCGCTAGACTTAAAAAGGGAGGTAACCCCGTTTTGCGTAACAGATATTTTAGAGCCAGGAGGGATATCAAGGGCGGGATCAATAAACAATTTAATTTGTTGGGCAACAAAATGTGCGCGGGGTGTGTCAGCGTGGATTAAATTGTTAGAAAAAGAAACAAGTTTATCAGACGGCGGGGCAGAGATAAAAGAAAGTCGGCAGGGTTGATTTGTAAAAAGGGTGGTCTCGGTGTTAGTTGTTTGTTTTGTTATTTCATCAAAGGCGGGGGTGGTTGCGGTAACGGTGCAAGTACCAGAATAAAGGGACTCGACGGCAGCTTTTAAAGGTTTAAAAAGATCCATTACCATTCAAGCCTCCTAAAGCGATACAAAATATTTTTATCGGGTGCCGCTAAAAGATCGATAAAATCAGCGCAACGCTTGGCGGGGTTAGTAGATGAATCCACAGCGAAAGATGCGGAGGCGTCGCCCACAGTGAGTGATTTAACAGCGGGGGCGTTAAAATCAATATCATTAAAAGAAAGGTTGCCAGCCATCAATTTAGTTTTAAGGAAATCACCACAAATTTTGTCAACGGTGTAAAAAGTCAAACGTTTAGGGAGTGGGCCGTATATATTACAGAAATTATGAATATATTCAGAGACTAAACGGCAAGAATAATTGATTTTGTCGTTGTCGCCGTCTTGCAATTGGTAACCAAATGAAAGCAAACGAGAAACAACCAAATTAAAAAGTGGGTGTGTGATAGATATAGGATTTGTTTCACTTTGTGACATAGGCACCAGTGCCTTTTCTTTTTAAAACCATTAAAAACACCTCTATTTTTTCTTTAAAGCCCATTTTATCAAATAAACTTTAAAATGTAAAAAAAAAGAGCCGAAGGCAAAAAAAAGACCCAATAGGGTCTTGACAAAGGTAAAATTATATGGTATATTAATGGCATAATGATTGATTGATTTGTTAGCGCCGCAACCGCTGACAAATTAAAGAAAGGGCTTTTTTTAACGTTTAACTGGTTGCGGCAGTTAGGCGGTAAAAAGAGCCCTTTTCTTATAAAAAAAATCATTATAAAAGCAGATTGAAAATTTATATAAAGAGGTGAAAGACATGGACGCGAGGGAGTTTTATGCCCAAATAGACAAAGCGGGCGACGAATTTAAAGCGGTGGGTGTTGATTTAAATAAGATATTCAGAGGCACAGACCACTTGCAATATATATTCAGCGATTTAGCCGAGAAAGCAGCGGAAATAGAAGACGAAGAGAAGGGAGAGAGGTTTGAAAGCGTATTATCATATTTAAGCGAGCGATTATATGAGATTAGCGATGAATGTTATAAATTAAGCGCAGAGATTGAAGAGGCGCGGGAATATGATTTGAGCGAATTAGTCGTTGAATCTGAATGGATGGCAGATGAAGAGAAAAAAAAAGACTTTTCAAAAGCTGACAACAATTGAAAAGCCTAAACCCTTAAAAAAAAATGTCCAAAATAAATTTTTTAAGGGTTTTACTATCTCACAAAAAAAAACCTTTGTCAAGGGGTAATTTTTATGGAGGATAAAAAACCATGTTAAAAGATATTAAATCGTGTAAAGAAAAAAAGCAAAAGCTTTGCCGTTTTATTGGCATCTATGAGAATAAAACGAAAAAAAAATATGATCTAGATGTTTTGGCGGTGGTATATTTGCACGCATTAAAAAAAGAATATGAGAGAAACGAGGAGAAAGGGATTATTTTAAGAAACGGCGCATTTGTGACCACTTTGGCAGATATGGCACGATTTAGCAAAATACCACTATATTACCAAGAAAAAGCAATTCAAGAATTAGAAATTCGAGGGCTGATTGAATATGATCCGCTTTTATTTGATAAATACGATGAAAGCGCGGATCCGTGTGTTATGTTTAAAATAAAAGGGTAAAATGAGTTTTATTCTATTAGTAATTTATTATTTATATAAAGATGTCAAAAAAAAGAGAGGTTTTAAAAGAAAAGACCCAATAGGGTCTTGACAAGTAAAAAAAAATGTGATAATATAAAAATATAATGATTAATGAATTTATTTGGTGCCACACCCACCATATAAATTTAAAAGAGTGGTTTTTTTATCCGTTTGCCGGTGTGGGGCAAGCGGGCAAAAAGACCACTTTTTTATTACTCATTATATGTAGATTGAAAATTTATTTATTTATTTGGGAGGTATTTTCTTATGGATGCAGGGCAATTATTTGCACAACTGCGCACGGAGTTGTATGGGGTTGCGCATGATTTATATTTATATTCACTAGAAAACAAGAAAACAATTGAGGCCGAAAAAAAAATTGATGATAAAAATCATCCAACAAAAAAAAAATCATATTTAAAAATTTGGTCATTAGATGAAAAAATTATGAGCATTGGCGAATTGTTGGGCATAAATGAAGCAAGTTGCCCACTTGGTGAACTTGATAATAAAAAACCGCTTTAACTATTGCAGTAATTAAAACGGCAAATACAAGGGGCAGTAACCCCCGCAAATTATTTTTACAAGACTTTGCGGGGTTATTGTCTCAAAAAAAATTTGCTTTGTCAATAAAAATTTTTTTTGGGGGTGTTTTTA